CGCATCCAACTCTGCAAGCTCTTCAGCGATATAAGCCTTGCACTCTTCAAGTGAACCAACGAACTCGTCAGCCTTGAACTCTTGATATACTGAGTATTTAGTGTTCATTTTCTGAACCTTCCTTTTGATTGGGTCTTTCCCTTTCAATAAGATAATTAAATCATAGGGGTCTGACATTTTCAACTCCAAAATGCATACAATTCGGACATCTTTTAAAAATAGTTTGTGAGGTACACCACATTTTTGACAGACATTCCAGTCAAATCGGACATTTCGGGCGCACTATTTTTTTTTGATTTTCATTTTCGGATGTGAATCATGCATCCAAAATACCCAATAACAAAATGATCAAATTTAAAATGTTAATCAAAATGTGGTATAATAAATCTATGGGGAAAATAAAAGGCTCTTATTACAAAACAAATAATGCAACTCATAAAGTTTGCACAAAATGCGGGGTGCGTAAAGAAAGATCGGAATACCATAAAGACTCATCTAGGAATGATGGTATCGGAGCATACTGCAAAGAATGTAAATTAAAAACAAACAATTCTTGGAGAAAAGCAAATCCTGAAGAAATGAAGCAATCTCAAAGACGAACAAGAAGAAAACGAGAATACGGGGTAACTCGTGAAGACTATGAAATTATGCTAGTTAATCAAAATAATGAATGTGCTATATGCAAAAATTCTATTGGATATGAAGCATCCGTAGACCATGATCATCAAACAGGCAAAGTCAGAGGTTTACTTTGTGGGAAATGCAATTCTGGAATAGGGTTGCTTCAAGATAATCCTGAAATACTAAGGTCTGCAGCTAAATATCTAGATCAATATCTGTAATATCGTACTCAGAATAAAAATTTTGAGCTATTCTACGAGTCAAAATGTGATAAAAAATTTGGCGGGAGATAGAAAGATCATGAAAATCAAAGGTATCTAGATAATCTAGGGCTATTTGAGCATCATTTTCATTTATAGCATGCTTTCCAGCTAGTGGAGATGATGAAATTTTATCAAAACACTTATTTACAATGCTCAAATCACGTAAAATTTTGTCGGGAGTCCAAGAATCTTCTCCTCTATCTTTTTTAGCTGGATAAATATGACATGGAGAGATAGAAAATGTACCTTTTGTCCAATGTACATCAGGAAATTTAGTGCGAATATAGGATTCTTCTTCTTCAAACCATTCTATGAGTCTCAAAACCTTGGGATTTTCATTTCTGATAGCATTTTTCCATCTGGAATCAGCAATTGACTGTTTTCCATTGCGATTTCTAGATTGAGACATATAAGGAAGGCGGGAAATCAGATCAGAAGGAGCTACTAGCTCTCCATTATAAGACTTTCTCTCTATCTGATAGTTAATTTCATCTATAGCAGACCTTTTAGGACGTTTTTTCTGTAAGATAGTCAATTCTTCATCTGTAAATCCAAAAAGTAGCTCTGTATGCTTATAATGAGCATTTAGACCATATTGTAGATTCTGTAATCCAGATCTAGGAATGATGAAAAAATACTTATCAGTATAAATGTGATAGGTATCTTCTCCAGGAGTAAGCGTAAATTTTATATCGTGACATGTGTCACTCAGATTGAACATCATTTTCTTCATCCTCAAATATAAAAGATGGGGCGGGAGCCAGAACAGTTCCCTGTTCGTGCAGAGAGGCCAATCCTTTGGCATCTGCACCTAGCTTATCCGCAATAATAGAAAGCATATCATAATTACGCATAGACTGTATATACAATGCCCCTAGCAATTCTCTTATATTCTCCAATATGGCTGTATCTATATCTTCTCCTAGATTACCCATTTATCCCGCCCTCATAAATAAAAATATTACTATAAAAGTCAGAAGTATATATTTGCCCACCCATAATCTCCTTTGTAATATGATCCCATTTGTTGGCTTCCATACCTGCTGAGTTATTTATCACTAAATCCCCATCATCATTATTTACAGTATACAGCCAAGGTTTTGGATTATCTAAATCTACCTTGCCTACAAGTACACCTTGATATGTGATCTCTATTACAAAATTGTCCATATCTGGCTCTTGTGGCTCTATATAGGCTCTTTCAAGATATATCTTGGCCATGCTCAATATTTTCTAAAAGGGGGTAATCTTCATCCATCATATTGTTGAATTCTTCCGAGCCTATCCAAAATATATTTCCTAATACTCGCCATGCAAAGTTTTTGCCATTTGCGAGTGCATCAGATATAGCCCAGGATAATACTTCTGAATCCAGTTTCCGACCCGCCTCAATGAGCATCGTGTATTCTACGTCCCGTATTGTGCGAGTTGAAAATATAGCATTACTTCTTGAAGGTTTAAATGATTCTGGCATTTGCTCATTTGTCAGCCAATCACACTTAAATACTTGACATGGGATTAATGGTCTATTCTCATAATTCCCGCATCCTTCTCCAGTTTTGACAAATTGACAAGGTACAGGAAGTCCATCTTCTCCAATGCCCATGGTTTTGCCAGCAATTTCTGCCCGCATATATCCATCACAGCATTTTGTACAGTTATCACAAGATCTGCCATTTACAAGAGGTAATAAATCCATTTCTTATTTTCGGCTCACTGATAGATCAAACGTTCTGCTAAGTCGCCAGGGGTTACAGTATGGTCAGGAGTACCAGTTAAATCTACTCCAGCGTCTCTGTAAGCCAGTGAAACCAGTTCTGAGCAGATCAGTCCGTGTTTCATTGCCAAACGCTCTAAGAACCGTGTATTTGCTAAAACCTTGAGTCCAAGAATTCTGAGGAATATATTTCCAATATCTAAAAAGCCATAAGGTTGTCCAACAAAGTGGTGAGCTGCAGCTACAATCTTGCCACGTGTGGCATCATCAAGATTTTCATGTTGATTCCAGGCAATTTTAGGATATTGCTTTGAAAGAGATATAACTACTCCTGTCGGACGAGCCTCAACTATTTCCCCGTCGCCAATATAAATAAAAGCGTGGTTCCATCTTGATATTGTTCCAAACTGAATTAGCTTTGCAGCCCATCCATTGGTTCTAACGACTCCGTAATCTCCTGGCTTTGGTTCGTATCCCATTTACCCATCCTTTTCATTCGCTCAATAATATTTTCATATAAAGTCTGTCCAGCTATATTTATATAGCCGCATGCATTACATTGTAGCATAACCTTACCGTTTAAGTCTTGATGCACCAGTGGAAAAATTGCTGGTTTATCCTGTTCGTGCATTGGACAGGCGAGAAACTCTACGTCCCCCGCCTGAGCCAAATTGTAGTATTTTGAAAAGACTTGAATTAGCATGCTAGTGCTATGTTCGCTTTCTGAAATACAGATTGTACGTATTCAAAAACTGTAGGATTGCCAGCCATTGGCTTTGACCAACTTCTGACGTTCCAAGCTCTTGTTGGAGACAAGTGTGCAGCTACGGCCTGTGCCCAGGTTCCATAGTGCTTGTAAGACCATTCCAATTCTGAAATCATCTTTTCATCTTGTACCCATGCAGGAGCCTTGCAAGGATTTTTATATCCCATAAAGTCTCCCCACGTACTAGGCATGTATTGGTAAGCGCCACATGCACTGCTTGAATAAGAATGGCGAGTGTAAGCACCTGCTCCACCAGTTTCCTGGGCTTTGATTGCGTTCGCCAGTCTTGATATGATTACCCGCTTGTCTACTCTTGATATTGAATTTAGCTTTACGCTATATGCGGGCATTAAAAAATTGCTTCTAGTAGTACGATCATTAATTAAATAAAGAGTTTTATTTTTTATCTTTACTTTATTATTAATATATTTAATATATATAATATCTTTAATATTAACTAAATTATTAATTTTATTAATATATAATATATTACTATTATACACAATTGTTTCTGCCGTTAATGCATTTGCAGCATTATTTCCAGTAATAAATAGTGTGAGAATTGTCACACCAATCATTATCCATGTTGTTCTCATCCTTGTTTTGTTCTCATTGTTCATTTTGAACCTCCTTCAGGAAAGAGTAGTAAAATCTATCGTATCATGATACAATAAGAAAAACAAGCGAACGGAAGAATTTGTGCTCAAAGTCTCATTTACTGGTGCTCCAGAATACATGGATAGAAATGTGGGGTATGGCGAAGCTTCCTGGCAGATATTTAAAGAATTTAATAATCAAAGCATAGAGCCTTTAGTAAAATCAAAAGAAGCTAATATAGGAATTTCTTTTGTTCAGCCAAATAAATATCTATTTGGTGAGAATCAATATAAAATTGGTTATACTCCTTGGGAATCAACTGGTATATATCCTAGCTGGAGAAAGCCATTAAATGAAATTATTGATGAACTTTGGACAACATCAGAATGGTGTGCTGAAATGTTTTCTAAATATACAAGCAAGCCAATATTTGTTTATCATCATGGAATTGAAGATAGCTGGATTCCTTTGAAAAGGTCCATCAATCCTAACCGCCCCTTCAGATTCCTTCACATTGGAGAACCCTTTTCAAGAAAAGACGGGCAGATGGTAGTGGACGCATTCACCAGCCTATTTGGAGATAACCCAAATGTTGAACTAGTAATGAAGTGTACTGGAATAAATACAACTAAAATATTTGATAAGGTTGATGGTCGCATAATTGGATCTCCATCAGCTGTCTATGAAAATATAAAAACTATAGAATCTAGAATTAGTGTTGATCAAATAAATGGGCTATATGATTTGTGTGACGCTTTTATATATCCATCTTGGGGTGAAGGTTTTGGATTTAACCCACTACAGTCTATGGCAAAGGGAATACCAGCCATATCAACAAGTGAATGGGCTCCATATAAAAAATATATTACTGCCCCAATAAGCTCAACATATGTTTCTTCTCCATGGCCAGACATACACCCAGGCCAAATGATGAAACCAGATTATAACGAGCTAGTTTTTTATATGAAAGATGTTTATGAGAATTATGAAAAATATTCTGATTTAGCTTATAAAAACTCTTTCTTGATACACCGAGATTATAACTGGAATAAGGTTACAAAACCAGCCGTTAAAAGACTAAAACAAATTCAAAAATCTAATTTTTGAAAAAAAAATGTGGTACACTTAATCTCTATTCTAAAAATCCAAGGAGCAACATGTCTAATACAATTGAAAACCCATATGAAAATTTTATCGCACTCTCCCGATACGCCCGCTGGCTAGAGGATGAGAATCGCCGTGAGACATGGGGTGAAACTGTAGACCGCTACTTTAACTTTATGGTAATTCAGTTGCGTGAAAAGCATGGCTATGTTCCAGACGATAAGATTCTTGCAGAACTTCGTGATGCAGTTTTTAATCGTAACGTAATGCCATCTATGCGTTCTGTAATGACCGCAGGACCAGCATTAGAAAGAGAGAACGTTTCTGGATATAACTGTGCATTTCTTCCTGTAGATAATGCTCGTTCATTTGATGAAGCAATGTATATTCTTATGTGCGGCACTGGTGTTGGATTCTCTGTTGAGTATAAGTACATCAACAAACTCCCCGCCCTTCCAGAAACACTTGAGAAGTCATCAACCACTGTTATTGTTGGAGACTCTAAGGAAGGCTGGGCAAAGGCTTATAGAGAGCTTCTAGGTCTTTTGTGGGCAGGACAAATCCCACAGATTGATATCAGCAAGGTTCGCCCATCAGGTGCTCGTTTAAAGACAATGGGCGGAAGATCATCTGGGCCACAACCACTAGTAAATCTATTTGATTTTACAATTCAAGTATTTAAGGGAGCACTCGGTCGTCAACTAAAGCCAATTGAAGCTCACGACATTATGTGTAAGATTGGTGAAGTTGTTGTAGTCGGTGGAGTTCGCCGTTCTGCCATGATTTCACTTTCAAATATTAATGATATTGAAATGGCACAAGCAAAGGCAGGTAACTGGTGGGAGAAGAACTCTCAACGTGCTTTGTCAAATAACTCTGTTGCATATTCTCGCAAGCCAGAGATGCAGCAGTTTATTGCAGAGTGGAAATCACTTTATGATTCTAAATCTGGAGAAAGAGGAATTTACAATGTGGCAGCAGCCCAAGCCCAAGCAGCAAAGTACGGAAGACGTAGTGCAGATATTCACTACGGAACTAACCCTTGCTCAGAAATTATCCTACGCCCTTATCAGTTTTGTAATCTTTCAGAAGTCGTACTTCGTGAAAAAGATACAATTGAAGATGTCACAAATAAAGTCCGTCTTGCATCCATTCTAGGAACATGGCAATCAACTCTTACAGACTTTAAGTACATCCGTAAGATTTGGAAAGACAATACCGAAGAAGAGCGTCTACTTGGAGTTTCACTTACTGGACAATTTGGACATAAGTTCTTTTCTGGACAAGAGGGACTAGATAAGCTTGGAGATATTCTTGATCATCTTCGTCAATGGGCAGTAGATGTTAATATTGTAGAGGCAGAGAAAATTGGGATTCCCGCCTCAGCAGCAGTTACTTGCGTTAAGCCTTCGGGCACAGTGTCCCAATTGGTCGGGGTGTCTTCAGGAATGCATGCATGGCATTCAGATTACTATATTCGTACAGTTCGTGGGGACAAGAAAGACCCAATTACTCAGTTTTTAAAGGATTCAGGTATTCCTGCAGAAGATGATGTAATGAAGCCAAATGATACAACTGTATTTTCGTTTCCAGTAAAAGCACCAAAGCATGCTATTACTAGAGATAAGCTAACAGCAATTCAACAACTTGAAGTTTGGCTTACATATCAGAGACACTGGTGTGAGCATAAGCCTTCCATTACAGTATCTGTAAAAGAAGATGAGTGGATGGAAGTTGGAGCATGGGTATATAAGCATTTTGATGAGGTTTCTGGAATTTCATTCCTTCCATACTCAGAGCACACATATGTTCAGGCTCCATACCAAGAGGTTACAAAGGACCAGTATGAAGATATGCTTTCAAAAATGCCTAAGAGCATTAATTGGACTGCATTATCCATGTATGAGCTAGAAGACACTACAACTGGAACCCAGGCATTAGCATGCGTTTCTGGTGAATGTGAAATTGTAGATATTGGCGGAAACTGATAAAATAGTCTATATAGGGGTGTCAAATGTCTGTTAAAGAAACTAATACAAGCGTAGTCCAGGGGGATACCTGGGATGCAGTTATATATGTTACAGATTCAGTAGGCAACCCTATAGATTTTTCACAAGGATATACCTTTTTTATGGAGGTAAGAGATAGAGATGGCGGGCACATAGTTTGTGCTACCGCATCTGTTGGGGATGGAATAACAGTCATTGGATTAGGAACAATATCTGTAAAGCTAACCCCTACAAAAACAAAAAACTTTGTTTTGCCAAAATCTAAGTATCAAATTATATCTGTAGATTCATTCCAAAATAGAAAAACTCTTGCACAGGGATGGTTTGATGTTGAAGCAGGTTTAATTTCATAATGACAGATAATATTTACGTAACGCTACAAAATACAAATATTGAAGTTTCAACCCCAGGATATCAAGGGCCAAGAGGTTTTCAGGGTGTGCAAGGTAATATTGGAAATACTGGAATTCAAGGCGTTCAAGGTATTTTAGGTTTACAAGGATACCAAGGCTTGCAAGGTTTTCAGGGAAATAGTGGTATACAGGGTTTGCAAGGCTTACAAGGAACTAAGTTTTTAGAGTATGGAAATCTTTCTGATTTGCCGCAGAACCCCCCAGTTGGATTATATTATTATGCTCAAGATATAGACAAAATGCTTTTTAGTGGCGTTAAT